AAACGGCTTAATTTAAAATGGATTATTATGTCTTTACAACAGAAGCCGTGCGTGTTTAGTAAAATCGTTGAAATACGATCTATCAGGGATCAAAAAGCAAGATTATCAGAAAGAGAAAGAGAATTAACTAAGCCTATCTTGACAGACTTGGATATGATCCCGACATTGTATGAATGGTTTAAGGATATTGTTTCTCGACAAGAAATTTTTCGCGCTAATGTTCCCCAAAGAAAGAAATTCATTTTCATAATTTTAATTTTGTATTCTCCCAGTGCTCTTGCCGACGGAAAAATGAAAAGGGGATTAAGGGATAAACTTGCTGAAGTATTTGGTCTCAATGGGAAATCTACTATTTCCGATAATTTAAACGGGTTGTATCTATCTTATCAGCTATATAAATACTTTAGGCAAGATATACATCGTATATACATTGAAATAATGAATCGATTGGATAATATTCATTAGTTACAAATATTCACGACAATGGTTTGGTTGTCGTGAATATTTGTAATGATCTCTTCTATAGTTGATATATGCTATTTAATTTTGGCTCAATCAATTATAAAAAGCATGGCGTTGACACAAAAACAAGAAATGTTCTGCAACTACTACCTCGAATGCGGAAACGCTTCTGAGGCTTATCGACGGGCATATAGATGTAATGGTAAGTCGGACAATGCAATTTGGGTAGAGTCTTCGAAGCTCTTGAACAGCCCTAAGGTTGCCCTAAGGATAAGAGAGCTCCAGTCTCAAATGAGGAACCGGTCTGATATAACCAAAGACGAAGCGGTAGGGATTCTTGCCGATATTGCTCGTGCCAATATTGTCGACGCGTTGGAGGTAAAGTCTAATGAGATGTTTACAACAATCCTGATCAAAGATATCTCTAAATTACCGTCAAGCATACAACGTTCCATTCTTTCGATTAAATCAACAGATAAAGGATATGAGTTAAAGCTCTATAATAAGATTGATGCTATAGATAAGCTATCGAAGTTGTTGGGCTGGGATGCTCCTATAAAGCAAGAGGTAAAACAAGAAGAAGGAAGTGGTTTTGTAATACAGGTCATTGATAAGAGGGAGGACGCGGATCATGGCGATAATTAAAACGACTAAAATATTTACAGAAGTTGATAATGCCATCCACTCCGGCTATAAGGTTGTCTCTGCTCAGGGTAGTTCGCGTAGTAGCAAGACCTACAACATCCTTATCTATCTATTATCTCATATCCTCACAAACAAAAAGTCTCTATCCATTGTCCGAAAGACATTGCCTGCGTTAAAAGGTTCTGTGTTTCGCGATTTTAAAGAGATTATGCAGGATAAGTATAAGATATGGGATAATAGATGTATGAATAAGTCTGAAATGATTTATACACTTCCGAACGGTTCATTTGTTGAGTTTTTCTCGACAGATGATGAGCAGAAGATCAGAGGTCGTAAACGAAATATCTTATACTGCAATGAGGCAAACGAAATTTCATTTCTGGAATGGCAACAGCTCGTTATGCGTACTACCGATTTTTCCATTGTTGATTACAATCCATCCTTTTCGGACGAACATTGGTTGTGTGAGTTGAACAAGGACCCACGTACATATCACTTTATTTCGACCTACAAGGATAATCCATTTCTTGAACAAACTATTATTGACGAGATAGAGTCGCTTCAATACAAGAACAAAGTGTTGTGGACTGTATACGGATTAGGATTGCAGGCAATGGCAGAAGGTCTTGTCTTCCCCGAATATGAAATTGTAGATGAATTTCCGGCATACGCAAAGCATGTTGCCGCTGGTCTTGATTTTGGATACAGTTCGGACCCTACCGCTATAGTTAAATGTGGGGTACTTGATAATAGGCTGTATTTGGATGAGCAGTGTTACCGGACGCACATGCTCACAAGCGAAATCATCAAAGAATTGAAGAAGCTGGGATTGTTTGTTTACGCAGATAGTGCCGACCCTAGGTTAATACAGGAGATTGCTAATGCGGGGATTATTATCTTTCCCGCCGATAAATATAAAGGATCCGTCATGGGAGGCTTGTTTAAAATGATGGAGTATAAAATATGCGTTACTCGTAGGTCTGTCAATTTGATCCGAGAGCTTAAAAATTACGTTTATGAACAAAATAAAGATGGTAAATTTATAAACGAGCCTATTGATGCTTACAACCATCTTATAGACGCTTCTCGGTATTATACGATAGGGAAATTGCTCGGTAAGGTATTAACTACGCATCAGTATTCTAAGGAAGATTTAGGAATTTATTAACAATTAAGATATGGCATCGATATTTAATTACATAATAGACTTATTTAGGGGTGGATCTTTAAATGGGGCAAGCACCAACAAAGACTTAATGACTTTGATCGCGGAAAAAGATATAAGTCAAGCGATGGAGTTGTTCCAAAATCGAGATTTGGAAGTTATTGAGGCAATAAAAGAATACGATCCCGCTCTCCATGATGTAATGAATCGCAAAAATAAACTCAGAAAGAACAAACAGCCATATATTACGGAAAAACTCCCTCGTAGATGGCAGGCCTATATAAATGAGGTCGCATTGTTTTATCTGCTGGGGCAACCTATAAAATGGAGCAAGAACGATCCTGACGTGCAAGATGATGCTTTTGACGCATATACTCAGTTCTTGAAAGACACCCGTTTCAATACGACCATGCGTCAGGCTAAACGTTTAGCAGGCGCCGAGACGGAATGTGCTAAATTGTACCATATCTACCGCAACGAGGAAATCGGAAAAGCGGAGGTGAAAGTTGTTTTGCTGGCAAAATCTTTAGGGTATACCCTGCGTCCTCTTTTCGACCAATACGGGACCATGTTGGCTTTCGGTTATGGATATTACTTGAAAGAGGGGGTAAACACTATAGAACATTTCGATATCCAAACTCCAAAGGTTATTTATAGATGCAAGAAAAATGATCGAGGATGGGAAGTTTTGCCTATAATTAATCCTACTGGGAAAATAAATATCATCTATTATCAACAGGAAAAAGAATGGGAGGGCGCACAGTCTCGTATAAATAGGGACGAGTATGTCGATTCAAAATCTGCCGATACTGTCAACTATTTTGCAGATCCAAAAGCTAAAGTTTCGGCAGATGTGTTGGCTTCTCTTAGTGATCCAGATAATGTGGGGGAAGTTATTAGGATGCACGGACCAGATAGTATGTTCGATTATGTAGCACCACCGGATTCCGTTGAACTCAAGAAATTTGAAAAAGACATACTGAAAGAATCTATCCTTAATGACACCTTTACTTTTAACTTTTCACCGGATAATACGAAAGGCTTGGGCACGTTAACGGGAGAGGCTTTAAAGCGTGCAATGGCTCCATCTTATATGAAAAGGGACAATCGCAAGGAAATATATGAGATTGCGGTAGACCGGGAAAAGAATCTGATATTGGCCATCATGAAGAATGTAACTCATATAGAATTACGGTCTAAGCTGGATGCTTTAGATATTGATTTTGAGTTTTCCGAACCATTTCAAGAAGATATAGATAAGAAGTGGGCAGCAATAGGCAAATTGTATAACGACGGTATTATATCTCTTGACACAGCCGTGAAAATGCTTAGTATAACGGATAAACCAGAGGATGAGATACGAAAGATATTGGAGGAAAAACAACAAAACACTCTTAATAATGAAATCAATCAAGCAAATGGTAATGCCGGTTCGTCTGACTCCAATCAACAATGAAAATTCCGGCACTATAGAAGTCAAAATCTCGCTTAAATGGTGGTACAAGATATATTTATTCACAAAATTGATAATTAAAATATTATGGCAACGGAAGTAACATTTAGCAAACAGGGAGACAAGTATATATCGGATTCTATATCACTTGATTCAAGTGATATCGTTCTACATGTAGAACTGAAAGATAAGGGCGATATTGTTTTGGAAAGAAGCATTACTGGTGATAATTGGGTGGTCGCGGCTTATCCCGTCCGAAACGTCATGCTTTGGGAGAATGGGGTAATAGGCAAAGCTGGACAGACGGTAAGACTCGTGACAACAACGGAACCATCTAAAATTTATGTACTGCAATGATAACTCTCAACAACATCAATTTATCCAGCATTGATCTTTCGGGCATAGACTTGAGAGGGATAAAGCTGGGACTTGGAGGACGTGGTGGCGGTTCCGGAGACGGTTTCCCGCAACTTCCGGGTGATGTTACGCGCTGGCATTTCGGAGGCCTGACGAACGAGATGATGGCGGCTATGGACGATCCGAGGATTGAGGATGCGGACCATAAAGGTCGGTTCTTATCCTTCAAGAATTTCGCTTGGAAGGAGGGTTCAGGTATTAGTGATGTTTATCCCGGTGCACTCGTCTTTGACGGAGTAGACGATTGGGCGGGATGTGACAACTTGCCATTATTGCCTAAAGAAAAAGGATATAGTATTATTGCATTGAGGAATTGGATAACACGATATGATGCAACTCAATATAAAAGACCTTTAATATCAAATCTTGACACAAATGATGAAGGCGCTTTTTTAATTGAATATAGAAAGGATGAAAATGTAAATGACGTTACGGGATCTTATAATAGTTTTACAGATGTATATATTGATGATAATAACCCTATTACATGGCAAACATCAAGTAGTTACAATGGTCAAATAATAAAAAAAGGAACATCTAAATCTACTAATAAGCTGTGTATTTGTAAAACTTATTTTGGCCAATTAAGTAATTATGCCAATGCTTCCATTTGGGAAATAGTCATTCTCGACCACGATGCCACCGAAGAAGAGCTGACCAAGATCAAAGACTACTTCGTCAAAACCTATCCCTGGCTTTTCCCCTACCAAGCATGGACAGTAACAGGCAAAACCAACGAGGACGATGATCGTGCTACTATTGCTAACATTACGGGCAATGGTAATAATCTTGTACTGTCTAATTTTGGGTTTATTGAAGGGAGTGGCTACAATGAAGAAGGTGAATATGCTGGCTATCTGGTTACTGATGGGGTGGATGATAAGATAACTTCGTCTATATTTGAAATGGGTAATGATTGGACTGTAATAGGAGATTGGGAGCTTATAAATACAGGGAAAAAAGACAATGCTGGTATTGTAAAATTTGATAGTATAGTCATTTATAATTATAATCCAATACTCATTAATATAAAAAATGGTAGAAATAATTTGATTCCCGATCAAAATACCGTTAATGCAATTTGTTCTGATGGCAGGATTTATTCAAAAGACTGGAAAGAATCTATTTATAATGAAGAAACGGAATCTACCAGTAAAAATCTCTTAACTATAGGATATTCAGGTAACAGTTATACTAAAATTGCTTTCAAAAACTTAGCGATTTATCCTACAGTCCTTTCCAAGGAAGATTGTATAAAAGCATATAATTATTTACAAACATTAAAAGCAAAATGACATGAAATACGCAATTGTAAACATCGTATGGGCAAAGTCCCACGGAATAGAAGTCCTACCGGAAATGAGGACGAGTGTAGACCAAAGCAAGGTGATCTTGCATGAGGAATACCTTGCACCCTTCGATGATGAAGATTTTCCTCGCTATAGTTTTAGCGATCCGTCTTTTGTCGAACTACT